AAACTGCGTGAAATATTGTTGTTTAAGATTCTGTACTAAAGCTAAATCTCCTTTTGTAAGTTCCTGGAACTCTATTGGTATATTACCTATTCTCTTAAATGCTTTCTCAATTCTTTTAGCTTGTTTATTAAAACCCTCTCTTACAACATCATCTGACCATTTAAGATATTCTCTTTCTAAAATAAATTTTATTCTTGGTCTAATCGCAATAGCTGATTGTAGTTCTATTAACTTACCATCTGTTAAAGGTAATCTACTTGCTAGAGATACTACTTCTCTTTCTATTCTGTCTAATGTTTTTATAAGTGATTTGTAATATTCGGCTTCAGCAAGTTCTATTTGCTTAATTCTATAAAATGTTGCATCTTTTACTATATCCGACATTCATTATATCTGTTCTTGCTCTACTTCTTGATCTTCTTGTGCTGGTTCGTCTTGTGTAAATTGACCAACTTCTGTTGCTTGGTCTATCTCCTCAAAGATTTCATTTAATTTACTATCATCATCAATTACTGCTCTTGCAATTTCTTTATCTACTTCTTTACTAAATGTTGATGAACCAATGTTTAATGATTTAGCTTGTTGGAAATAAACTAGATCGGCTGCATAATCTCTAATGTTAAATGAGTCAGGATAGTTTATCTCGCCATCAAATGTAACATTTTGAAATATTGCGTATAGTTTAAATAATTGTTCTTCTGCTATTTGTAAGTTATCAGCTTTTTCAGATAGTCTAGCATTTAATAATTCAAATTCTGTTTGTAGTGCTACACCAGATGTTATGCCTGTTTTTTGAGTTCTAACTGCCCCTGTGTGTGCAATCCTATTTATTGAATCTACTTTGTTATTAATAGACTCCATAATAGCTTGTAAGTTTTGACCAGATGGTTGAAGTAAATATGGTTTTAAGTTTGGCTCTAATTCATCAGGCATTTCTATAACTGCACCAGCACCAGCACTTGCATTTACACTTGGAGTTTTTACTAATGATGGGTGGTTAGTTAATCTGATTAATTGTTCCATTTCAGAGTATTCGTTGTAGATAGATTTTTGTAAGTCTGCAATATCTGTTAAATCTGATTGACCAATTCCTCGTTTGTGCGATTTAGAATTGTATAAAATAACTGCTGGTATTTTGCCAATCATATTAGGTACAGTATCTATCAGCGATGGTTCTTCTCTTTCTGCCATATACACAGTATCTATTCTATCAGGATACCAAACTCTCATATATGTACCACCATCTTTATCAACTTCTTCTCTAATCTTTAAATAATTAAGTTCATATTTACCATTTACTTTTCTTTCAAAATTCCAATCTAAAACATTTTCAGGAGTAACGATTGATAAGTATGGTCTGATGTTCTGTTCTAATTCTTGTGCTTGTGTTTCTGTATTTACATTTGGTTTATCTAAAATCATAAAACAATGACCATAGATTGATGCGTAGTTCTGTGCTTGTTTAATTACAGAGTTTAAATTGTTACCCTCTAAATCTGCGTCTTTTAAGAATGATTCTAAACTAGCTTCTTCTTGCATAGAACCAAAATCTCTACTCGGTCTTACTCTAAATAAAAAAGATGAATAAATTTGAATAATATTTTTACAATGATTATCGCATGGAGTATTTGCCAGTCTTTGATTGAACTCGTTATCTAATTCTAAATTATATCTGTTAAGATATTGACCAATCATATAGTCATACCCACCATTATAAGACCTAATGTAATACTCCCAATTATTAATTGTTTCTTGATAGTCTTTGTGTGTTGTTAATGCTTGATCTCGTGTGTATGCCATAAATTACTTCATTGTCCATCTTGTTGGAGAAGAAAAATTAGCCTGTGTAGTTAATGGTTTTAAGTAATCAATCATATAACCAAGTGCATCGTTCATGTGATCGAATCCATCTTCCTTATCAGGAATATTTGTATTCTCCTTGTATATTTGTCTTTGTAAACCTTTTATCAATGTTTTGCAAGATTGTGAAACAAAAATATGTCTTTCTCCTTTAGAATCTTTTAGTCTACTATTAACTGCATTGACCCTATCTCGTATAGCTGGGTGTTTGTGTTTTACCTTAACTTTAAATCCAGCATTTTGAAGTATTGATAAATCTGTTCTACCACCAGCAGATGTTTTTCTTTGTTTAGAAGCTGGGTCAGGATATATGAATATTTGCATTTTAGTTCCATACCTATCTCTTATTTCTTGCACCATTTCATCAGTATTAGAGCCATAAATAATAACTTCATCTACAAAATAAACTTTATCTTTTTCTATTTGACTTACACAAGCTGACATTGGGTCAACATTGAAATCCATTCCTATATGTAAAGGTTTAGTCCAATCTATTTGTCGTTTAACAACATTATCTACTGGGTGGAAATTATAATAAACAGCACCAGCATAGTTTTCAAATGTACCCTCAAACTCTTGTCTAAAAGTTCTTATATCAATATCTTGTTTAGCTTGTTCTATTTCTTCTGGTGTAACTATTCCACCCTCAATAGTCGTATATTGAAAAGACTCCCAATCATCATCTTGCTTTCCTTTTAAATACATTTCATAACTCCAATTACCATAACCTTTTGGAGTTCCACACATTAGCACATGACCTAATCTATCTGATATTGATGCTCTCAATACTTCAAACCAAGTTCGTTTATTTATATCTGCAAACTCATCTAATATTAAAAAGTCTAATCCTGTACCTCTTAATGAGTCATAATTATCTGCACCTTTTAATGATATTTGACTATTTGTTTTTCTGATAGTTATAGTCATTGTAGTTTCGTTTATATCCTCAATCCAATTAAATAGATTAAGCATTTCTTTAAGAGTTCCCCAGACAATCTCTTTTGCCATTTTAAAAGTAGGTGCTACATACCAGATTTTACGATTGGGTTGAGATGCGTATTTCATCATCTCTGTTACAGCTAAATAAGTTTTACCAAATCTACGACCACTAATTAATATTCTAAATCTAGCCTGACTTGATGAAACTTTAAGTTGGGGTTTTGTTAATGTTATTTTCACTTAAACACCAATATTTAATGATATATTTTTGTTCGTCAAATTCTTTAGGTGCTTTTTGCACTAATTGTATTGTTTTCTCTGCACCTCTTGATACACATTGAGAATAAGTAGTCAATTCTCTATCTGTAAGTGGTGGATAGCAAAAATTATTAACCAGAGAACATAGTTGATAAAGGAGTATATATTCCATTTAATTCTTCTTTCTTTTCCATTTTCGATGAGTCTGCACTCTCCAAGACCAATGGAATATTGCCCTTGTAATCTTTTCTATTATTTTTAATACCCAATCTATCATTGTGAAATCTCACTTCGTTTTCATATGTCCTATCTTCGTCAATCATATTATTCTAAAATTAATTTTTTAATTGATTTAGAGCCATCTATATTATCTTCTAATTCTGCTTTAGATTTAATACATTGATACTCAACATTGTCGTCAATTTTTCTTGATGCAACTCTTTTACCTTTTAAACATTCTGACATAGATGGTTGTATTCTATGTTCTTTAATTTCATTATTTACAATCATTAATAAAGCTACAACAGTTTCAATCATTAGTGCGTACCATTCTTTCTTACTTTATCTTTTAATTTTTCTATATCAGCTAATGCTTTTTCTAATTGTTTCTCAACGTGTTCAAGCATAACTTGATTGTGTATATTTTTATCTAACAACTCCTGATGCTTTTCTATTGTTTCATATAAATCTTCTAATAATAAAAACTGCTCTTTATCAACTGTTGTCTGTTCACTAGCTTTTAATAAATCTGCATTCATTAATTCTCTTGATGTTTCTAAAGATGTGAGTCTTGCAGTAATTTCTGTATAAGCAAATATACCCATAGCAACACCAATAATAATACCAACCATATTTTTAATTGGCATAGCAACAGATGTATTTTCATTTAACTTCATTTCTTCTTCCTTTTCTTTTTAGGCTTTTCTAAAAACATACTATCTACCCAAGCACACCACTTGTCTAATGTTCCAAATATTAAATAACAAATTTTATCTATCATATTCTAAAACCTTTTTTCCAAGATTGTACTGCCCAATAAACAGGAGTAGTATTTAGCTGCTTTCCTGATCTTCTAGCTTTAGCAAGTATTGGTCTGAATCTTGCCATAAACGATCTCTGTCTAGCTGGTATATTTTTTTTAATAGATAACTGTTTACTACCAAATCTTACAACTTGAACTCTGTTTGTTTTTCTATTTTTAACATATACTGCAAATTTTTTAGAACCACTTGGTGTTCTAAATGGTTTATTTAATTTAACAGTTCTACCTTTGAATTTTGCCATACAAGGCTAATATCATATATTACTCACAAATAAAACCTTGAAAAGTACCACGACCATCATTTAAGAACCAAGCATTTTTATCGCCATCATAAGTTGCTATTGATTCTCTATGGTCATTACCAAAATCCATACAATCGTACACATTCATTGGTCTAGTAAATTCTAATCTTTCTTTGATTACTTCTCCCTCAAAACTTAACAATAATAAGATTAAATATTTGCACATTATCTTTTAAAGAATCTTTTTCTCCACTCATGGCACACATAAGTATCTTTTACCGCTTTAGCACCCCACCTACCACAAAATGATCTCTTATTACTGTATAGACCACAGTTGCCACAGGCTTCTGGCTTCATACTTTTATGAAAAGATTGAGGTAGAGAATAATCTATTATTTCTCCATTTGGGTAAAAATTTGATCTTTTTAACATAAAGTTGATTCTATTCTATTTTTTGCAAAATTATAATAATCTTTATCAATCTCAATTCCAATAAAATCTAAATTCATTTGTTTGGCAACTAATCCTGTTGTTCCTGTACCTAGAAATGGGTCAAGTATTATACCATTTTTTAAACCAGATACTTTAATACATTTTTCAACTAATTTTTCAGGATATATAGCTGGGTGTTTTTTATCTCCAGCTATCTCTTTGGTTATTTGTTTAGTAGCTTTACTCTTGTAAGTTATATGCCAACAATTAGTAGTTGGTCGCCAATTCTTACCACTTCTTTTAAGATTTCTTTCAGCATTATTATAATCTGTATTATAAGGAACTCCACTAGACTCTAAATCTACTTCTGTATTACCATCTTTTGTAAAATGAAATAAATGTTCCCAACCATTCTGCAAATATCTTTTACTTGGTGTTGGTGTACTATAACCTCGAACATATCCATCAATTTCTACTGCTTTTGCCCATATAATATTGTTTTGTAATTTCCATTTTACATTTTCTGCTATTTTATAAGATGTAAATGGGTCTATTTTACCAGATGATAAATTAATAAATAAATGTCCATTATCTTTTAATACTCTGCAACATTCATCTAATACATTAATTAACCAATCAACATAATCATCTCTTTTATCTTTATAATTATTATAATTCATTCCGATATTATAAGGTGGAGAAGTTATAATTAAATTAATACTATTTTCAGGTATTGTTGGTAGTACCTTTAAACAATCGTCATTAAATAATTGCATTATTTTTCAATAAGTTTTCTTAAATCTTTTGTAATTTGTAAAGCCTTGTTTAGTTTTCGTAAAGCTATATCTCTTTGAATCTTAACCTGGTCTAACTCTAATCTAGCTTGATCTCTTTGTTGTCTTAATTTTAAAAATGTATTTTCTCCTATGTCCATATTATCTCCTATATTAATGTTGATTCTATTCTATTTTTAGCAATTTCAAAGTATTCTTTATCAACTTCTATACCAATAAAATTTCTGTTTAAATTTTTACAAGCTAATCCTGTTGTCCCACTACCCATAAAACAATCTAAAATTAAATCATTTTGATTTGACCAAGTTTTAATATGATCTTGTACTAATTTCAAAGGAAATACTGCTGGGTGGTTTGTTTTATTTGATTTTTCACTATTTGTTTTCCAAATATTAAATCTAATACCATATTCATTTATTTTTTTTCCATTAGAACTAACAGGCTTTGTTTGACCATTTTTTTGTCTTACAGTTCCATGTATTTTATGATTTGCAAATATATTTTTTCTATCTTTAATAGGATTAAATGTTTTAGGTTTGTCTTTAGATAAAATAAACATATATTCAAATACAGGTGCATATCTTGTTTTAATACTGCCTACTGCTGTAAATGTTTCTTTTTGCCAAATCATAGTATCATGTAAATTTAAACCTATTTCTTTAAAATATAATGCTTGTTTGAAAGAAGTTCCTGTTTCACTTCCTTTAATTGTTGCGTCATTAACAATCCAAACAATAACTCCACCATCTTTTAAAGTTCTGTTTAATTGATTTGCTATATTTTTAAATATATCAAAATTCCATATAGATGAATCATTATAATCTCTAATATTATCGTATGGTGGAGATGTAATAATAAGATCTATACTATTTTCAGGTATTGTTGGTAATACCTTTAGACAATCATCATTTATTAGTTTCATTTACCTTGTTGGTTATATTTTTTATATGTTCGTTTTTTGTGTTTATTCATAGATGACATCTTAACTCTACCACCACCTATTGAAGTTCTTTTATGTTTCTTTTCATAGACAACAACTGTGCCAAATACATTACCTTTTTTCTTCGCCATCTATTTCTTCTGCTTTTGCATCTATGATTAATGGTAGTGGTTCAACAATACTTTGAGTCTCAATTTTATCACGCATATTTAACTCGTTTTTCGAAAGCCAGATCAAAAGTTTATCATTACCTTTAAGTGCTTTATCCCACATTTTCTTTCTTAAACTAGCTTTTCCAATGTTTTTATTTTCTTTTACTAAATCGGCATATCGTCTTTGTAGTGTTCTTGCAGATATTCCAACACATGAGCCTATTTCTTCTTGTGTGCAACCTATCTGACTTAATTTTGCTATAACATCTTTATCTAGTTCTTTCTTGGGTCTGCCTATTGATTGTGTCTTAATTGTGTCTTTTGTCTTAATTTTGTCGTTTTTCATATTCCTATATTTCTACCTTTTTCATAGATAATATCAATCCCATAGGTATAAGATTTCTGTCGCTAAATGTTTCTTCATCATAACTAGCAAATGTCCAAACATACTTTCTATCTTTCTTAAATAGATAGGCATTAGTCGTCATATAAGCTGGTTTCATAGCCATAAACTCTTTTTCTGAAGCATGACCACTATCTCCTATTACATCTATCCATTTTATCTCATAGAAGTAATATTTTTTATTGGATATTGAAATGTGGCGAAATTTAGACTTCTTTTTTACCATTAGTGTTTCTTTTGATTATCTGATTCTACTATTGCTTTATAAAATTCTAGTTGCACTTTTAACCTTTTATTTTCAATAGACAAAATAATCAATCTTTTTCTAACATACTTAAAAATACGCAGCAAACCTATCATTCATAATCCTTTATAGGCTCATCTTTCCATTTATGTTTTAGGTATTTCTTATTGTCTTTCAACAGGATAGTATATTCTCCCCAATCTCCAATATTCTTATATGAGTTATTAACACTCTTATCTTTGCTAGACCTACTATTTGTTTCTTGTGTATTCTTCTTGTTTATTAGTACATGTTGCGACAAGTGGTTTGTAAGTGATTGTTCAGAATCTACATATTGAAATTTATCATAATTAACAAGTGATATTAGAGTAACTTTTCTATTTAAGTGAGCCTTTGAGGGCTGTAACTGGGCTGTTCTAGTGGTTATCATTTTTCTTCTTACTAGTCGTAGTATGAAAGACCTCATTTCAGAATAAGTCATACCAAATCTTTTAGCAGTTACTCGTAAAGGCATAATCATTTCTCCTCTACGAACAAATATTGGATTATCTAAAAAACGCAGAGTCTTATCTTGATGTGATGCAGATGATATAAAATATATCCAGCAGCTACATTGTAATAGATTCTTAAATACAGGGTTTCGCCAAATATCTCTATAAACTAAAAAATAACCAGATCGTTTAGCCATTATCACTCTCTTTCTCAATCATCTCAATTAATTGTCTTTTGGAGTATCTATTTAATAGTGTTCTAATTATGTTTAATGTTTTTTTAGTTTTTTCATATTCTCTTGCTCTATTGTTAGATACTACCTCAAAGTGTTCTTCTCTCATCTCTGCCATTATTTATCTCCAAATAAGTTATAAGCATCTTCCATAAGTTCTAGTTGTTTATTAACTTGATGTAAGATTGATTGTTCAGTTCCATACTTTTCTATAA